CTTTCTTTTTACCATCAATGATCTGAATTGATTCCATGATAGCAAGGTACACGGCTCGATCTTTACACCACTTTTCTGTAGAATCAATTAGCCACTGATCATCGACCTTTTCCTCTTTCTCTAATTCACGAATGAGGGTTAGGACCTCATTCGCGTCACTCCGTGTGATATGTTCCGAATTCTGAAACTCAATTTCAAGAGCAGCAGAATTAGGTAGTTTATTATATTCACTTACAAACGATAATATTAATTTATATACAGGTGCATTATGAGCTTCAAAGTATTCAGTCTTTAAGTGAGGTAATGATTTTCTTGTGAAGTCTTCATTGTATATTAAGTTATTAAGTATTATCGCTTGTAAATCTTTAATCATCTTCGTTATTTTCGCCGTCTAATAATGTTGCTAGGATATCGCCAATCAGAGTTTTAAATTCTGTTGATTCATTCAATTCTTCTATACTATACTGTTTATTTCCTTTGTCAATCTGAAACTTGAAACTTATAGTTGCTTGGTCTTCATCCATGTTTTCTTTTATAGAAACCTCACCATAGAAGTATACAACATCTTTATATTCACCATCTTGAATCTTGAAGCCGTAATAATCTACGTCTTCTTTTTCAACCATTGTGTACTTAGGAATCTCCATCTTCAATTGTAGGTGTTGATTCGGAGATCATTGTAGTAGATGCAACTTTGAAGCGCTTCTGTACAAATTCCTTGAAGTCGGTTTTATCAAAGATGTTAGTCCAGAATTCCTCATTCATAGTTTGTGCCAAGCGAAGATTGCCAGTTAATTCATCACCAGTTGCAGGATTCTTGGCTTGATACCATCCATTTTTAGGTTTAACAACATATCCACCTTCCATAGCAACATCGACCAAGCCTGACCATTTCTCAATGCCACCTTCCCATGTGACACTAATTGGAATCTTAGATTTCTCCTTAACAAAGCGAGACTTCTCAATATTAATGATGAAGTTATAACCAGAAACTTCAGTTCCAGTCTTCTCTTGTCGGCGACCGATGATCCATACATTGTCAGCAGAGTACATCACACCTGTTCCACCAGAGACAACAGCCTTGCTGAACATCTCTTGAGTTTGATAAGTGTGATTGATAGCAAGTAGTGGAATATCATTTAAGGTGAGTGAAGGTGTAATCATGCGGAATAAACCCTTGAGTGCCTTAGCACGAGTCATATCTGCAACAGACTTCATATTCTCAGCATCGTCAACTTCTTTCTTAGATGCAATATTACCAATAGAGTCAATGACAATGATCACTTTATCTTTACGTTCGATCTCACCCAGTTGATGTACAAGATCGAATTTAAGTTCCTCGATGTTTGTTACTGGTGTGTGTAGGACTCTACTTGTATCAATTCCAAAAGATTCAAAGTATGCTTGGGGTGAACCAAACTCTGAATCATAGAACATAAGAACAGAATCTTCATGTTTCTTAAGATATGCGGCAGCCATCAATAGAGCAAATGAAGTCTTGAAGTGCTTAGATGGTCCCGCAAGAACTGTAAGACCAGAAGCCAGACCTCCATCGATTGAACCCGACAATGCTGTATTGATCATCGGTACTGGTGTTGATGTCAATTCCTTCTCCGAAAAGAGTTTAGATTCTGACAACACTGAGACTCCCGCTGAACGGGATGATTTTTTTAGTTTTTCTAATAGTGACATATTATTATATATTATTTTTAGTCTTCATCTTTCACAAAGACACCATTCTCCATCTTACCTGTTCGTTTCTTGATCACATTATATGCGGTTTCTAGACATTCGACAGAGTTAAATCCTACTAATTTAGATAAAATGATAATGGTGACTAACATATCTCCAATACCATCTTCTACCTCAACCAAGGCTTCCGATCTTTTCACCTGCTTGTTCTGATCACCTTGGATAGAATCCAATAAAAGAAGAGCCTCACGTGTTTCATCGAGTTCTTCTTGAGTCTTACCAAGTTGTGTGAGTGCAGTAGCCTTATCGAGAATACCCTTGTCGGCTGCCCACTGATTTACTTTTTCTTCTAGTTGTTCGTAGTTCATTATAGTTACTATATACTGTTTTCTGTTAATTGTAAATACTTATTTTAGTTTATTTGGACCCTTTGATACAAAGGGCATCTTAGATTTTTCTCCAACATAAACCTGATGTGCAGCCTCATATTGGAGATTAAGAGCCACCGATTTGCCAATCACAACCTTTAGGAATTCCTTTGGTCGAAAGTTTAGGACTTCACCAGGAACATCCACATTAATATCTTCGCGGGTGACAACGCAAATGTTATCATATACTTCTTTTGTATCTTCCATTATAATTTTTATTTTCTTTCAAATGTTAGCTTCATGTACTTTACTTAGTTTTTTCATAGATTTGTTATTGCTTTTAATTGATATTTGATATTACAGTATCTTCAATTTGTGACCAGTTATAGCTTCTTTGGTAGTCATACCGTTTGCTTTATAAAAATCTTCACTTGTTCCATGTGAATAGATATTTAATCTACCATATATGGAACATGCTTTCTTGAGGAGTCTAGAGCCAATACCCTTTCTACGTTGGCGAGGCATCACATAACATTGATATTCTTTTCTCTCGTGTCGATCATAAGCTAAGCCCCAGCCAGTATATCGTTCTCCATCGTGAGCGATCATTAAATGTCCATAATCAAAATATAGACAACTCTCGAGCTGATCCTTTAAGACACTATAATCATTTCCATCATCAGCCGCGGCGGCCCTACTGAAGTTATTTCTGGAGCACCATTTTAGCACATCGGCAGGAGGCCACACTTTGGATAGGTCGTAAGTTCTAATATAGGTCTTCATAATTTAGTAAATCTTTCTCAATCTTATGTATATATTATAATATATTTTGGTCATTTTGTCAACATATGGAAGTCATTGATGATCAAAGGGTTATGACATTATCTTATATAAGATCTCAAAAGTCATAACCCCTTAATTGTCAGAGACTTACAATCCAGTCCATTGAGTATTGGACATATCATCCTTTAGGACATTTCCACGAGCGAAGTTTCGAGCTGGGGCATTCCAGCTCGCTGCTTTAAGATAGTCACCATATTTAAACTTCTTATCAGTTTCACAGTTCACGATGAATGAGTGAGCCCCACCACCACTAATGATCTTGATATATTTGGCACCTACCTTGTAGCTGATCTTATTTGCGAAGTTTGTGCGCATCTCTTCGGCTATTTCAGAATCTTCACTCATGAATTTATTATAATTCACTTTCATAGCCTCTGTAATTTTGGCGATGGCGTCGGTCATTTCTTTTGTAATTTTCATAATTTATTTTACTAGGTGTTGTTCTACTGAGCGGAGGAGCACATCTGCCTTAGCCGTTATAAAAACATTTCCCTGTCCCTTTAATTGTTCAGCAGTGTTGCGATCAATAGGAAATTCAAGTCCATTGCTAGTGGTAACCAAAGTAAATAATTCTCCATAACCTTTGTAATCAATGATGTTCTTGATGGCAACGGGAGCTTTGATTTCCTCATCCTCATCCTTCTCTGTTTCATCAATGTAGATTTCCGATTTCCAAAGGGCGAAGCCAGTCTCAGAGTGACCAATTGTTTCTCCATTAGTCACAAGTAACCCTTTCTTGACAAGGGAGGCAACGGTGCCTGGAATTGATTTCAGACTCGGATGAGTCATGTGGTCATAGATATACCCAGCATCGATGCAGTTACACCAAGTGTAAGTATCATCAGCACATTCTGGAACTCCATAATTAAGAGGATTCATTTCATTTTGGGCAATGAGCTGAAGCACGGTTTTTTCTTTTTCAGTAATATTCATAATCAATCTTATATGTATATTATAACCTATTTTGATCATCTTGTACATAGAAATAACCTAGTGAGTATCAACGGGTTAGGACTTTTAATTATATGATACTCCAAAAATCATAAGTCGTTGACCATCAATAACTTAATCAAGTTCACTTCTCTTAGTATAAGTCGTTGACTATCAACAGGTTAGATCATTCTATTGATAGTCAACTGGTTACACATTCTTCATCGAGAAATCAATAGCCCTCGATGCTTCTAAGGTCAGTGGCCTATGTTTATACCATCCACCTGTATCATTATCAATCTCTTTGCATAGCTTAGCAACATCATCTGGTGATATTGGATATTTGGCTCTAAGAGCCTTGGTTGAGATTGATACCATAATCTGATACATTTTATGATACCACCCACTATCGGACATTGTTCTATATTCAGCAACTAGTTGTTTATTCACAAAGGGACAATCATGATATGAATCCCACTTAATACTCACATTTGTGAGTCTATCTTTCTTATATTCTGCAATCTTAGCACGAATATGTTCAGGCATCTTATCTTGAAATGAGTTTTTAAATCCATTTACGAATGCATGCTTCTTCATTAATTCTGTAGGATTTAGAAGTTCTTCTTTATGTGTGAAAATGAAATTATAAGCATTCGGATATTGTGCAGGAACATAATACATTCTACTCAAATCTTTTGTCTGTGCATCACCTACCGAACCGAACTCATGATTCAGAGCATACCAGAAATGGCGAATCTTATCAGCAGGAACGGATTCAGTCAGAGGCAGAATCACACGAAACTTTGGCTTCTCCTTTGTTGAAGAAGCAGATGAATAACAAATGAAGTAGTTCTTTTTGAACTTCTCAATTGTTTCTTCAAATGTTCCATCATATTCATCTACATCGAGTGCGGCCCAACGATTCCATTTAATCACATTTTTATTTGCTCTAGTAGTGTCTTTCTCAAAACTGGCTGGAGTGATTAGCGGTGATCCATCTTTATATTCACCTTTCTTTGGTTTATAACCAGGTTGTTTTGACAGATCATAGAGTAACTTCTCAAAAGTTTCAAGATAGTTAAAATCCATCTTGCGATGGGTCTTGTTATCGAATATGGACTTGAATAGTGTAAGAGATATCATTTTAACCAAAGAATTGTTCTAAACTATTTTGTGGTTTCTTATATGTGATTCTGGTTCTTGGTCTTTTAGATCCATTAGCTTTCTTAGGAATAAAATGTTTGATACCTATCTTCTTGCCGAATTCAACCATAGACTCTTCATCTGGAAATCTAATTACTACTTTTCTCATACTTCACCTCCATCAAACCAACGATGATCTACATCTTTATTATATGGTATATCTGGGTACCATGTTGATTTTGTTTTATCTGTTATTGGCATACCACTCTTTTCAATAAAATCCTGTAGATCTTCGTCAGTCTCAAATGAGAAATCTACAACAGCAAATGCATATTCTTGATGTGAATATTCAGGCATACCCCACCATCCATGAAATGTATTTTCAATACCTTGTGATCTATCAAAGATATTGTTCTCTGTATCATTTGTATTTCTTACGTTCTTTTTCATACCCAATATTTTTCAATTTCATTTGTTTCTTCTAAAGTTGGCTTCCTATATTCCATACCATATTCATTGATGCCCATCTTTGGAACAATGTGATCTTTATAGATAGGTTTCTGATTGAAACCAGAATAATCTACATGGTGATGCCAGCGGTTAAACTTCTTTGTGATTGTTGTGATATCTGGATGTTGATCTTGAAGAGATTTTGCGAAATCATATCGATCATCATAGTCTTTACCATCAGCATTGAAATTATAAACCTCTTCAGTATTACCACCCTTCATAGTAAGTGTGCCGATCTTTCCACATAGGAAGGCATTGAATAACATTGTGCAGTGTCTATCTTTCAAAATTCTTAATGATAAATCGGTATCCTCATTATATTGACCTCTCCATCTATGGTCAAGATCATTCGATAGAAGAATGCAACTATAGATCCGTGAGTTCAAATAATAAGGCTTTTTAAACACAGCATTCTCAGATGGAACAACGAAATATGAATAATTCATACCTGCCATCTTAACATTCTTATATCGATCAACGAAGTCTTCACAAGCACGAAATGTTGCACCTGTATTCACACGGCGGCGTCTATTGTTGTTGAATCGAAAGAAATCTCGAATATTATCATCTATAATCCAATGACGTTCATGTCCTGCTTTAATAGAATGTTCCCAAACAAAATTACGTGCTGGGATAGATCCACCAAGGAGTCCTGTTGCTTCACATCTCTTGGCATACTTAGGATTTTCTCTGAAATTTTTAGGTAATGTTAAAATCTTATTAGCATCAATATGCTTATTATAAGCCTCAAACTCTGATTCCTCAATAACGATATAATAAGGAACATTCATCATCTCAAGTGAGCGCGATGTAAATCGTGTATCAGATCTTCCTTTAGAAATGATATAGATTGGATATTTCGGTTGATTTAAATTAGACATGATATTATAATATATTATGTGTTTATTTATGTCAACACTAGAATAATGTATTCACTTGTGAATCTTTATATGCTTGTGACCACTTCACTGATGTTTTGCCATGATCTCTAAATCCACCTTGTATGCGATTACCACTCTCATCATAAAGAATTTTAAAATATTTTGGGTACATTGATTGAATCAATTTATGATTCTCATGCACTTCATCAAATTCAGTTTGATCCCAATGAATACTCTTTTCTTTCTTGGATGCGATACTTTGATTAGCGAAGATAAACTCATTACTTACACGATTACGATAACCACGAGATAATAGACCAATGATGAGTAGAACATCCTGCGCAACACGAACCTCATCAAGGCGCATCTCTTCAATCTTATCGGCCCAGTCAGATCCATTGATCCAATAACATGAAGACATCGCACGATTATCTTCAAAGATATTATGAAACGGTGGATTATTTTGTTGTGCACAACCACAGAATGTAATACCATTATCTAACCAATTATTATAGGTTTCAAACATCTCAAGTACATCATCTTCTGTACAAACTCTTGAAGATTTTTCCATATTAGAAACACCATTCCAATATTTAGAATTTCGGCGCTTGAAATGTAGATCATCATCTAACATCGCATATCTCTCATTTTTAGCGGTCTCATAGATAACCTTTCGAGTACGAGACAGTGCATTTTTAGTACCTATCTTAATATCTGGTTGAAGTACTAAATATTCAGCATCATAATTATATTGGTCACGCTCCCACTCTTGAACAACAAACACGACTTTCTCTTGTAGTTCTCTAGGAAGATTATTGTATGTAACCTGATTATCTACTCGGCAGGCTGTTGGTATATATATCTTATCAATCATATTATAATTTAGCAGAAGAAATCTTGTAGTGATACTCGTTTCTCGTCGCTCCAGTTTAGTGTTTCAAGTATCATATTGAGAGGTTCAATAAATGACTTCTTGAATTGCAGTTCATAGTTTATATATTTGTTAAGGTTCAGCTCTTCTGGGAATCTTTCTTTGAAACCGAAGATATTCTCTTTTACAGGATTCGGTAACATAAGATGAATATATTTAATTTTATCACCATTATAGATTAGCTCATATTCCTTGTCAAGACCATTCTTCTTTACATGGTGATTATGAAGAAGAGCAGCACGAACATGCATAGGTGTCCCCTTCTGATAAATTACATCCTTGTCCATCCACTTGGTAGCATCAGATATACCACGTGGGAATGCAATCAAATCCGGTGATAATGTTTTGAAGTGTTCCTTGAATAGAGCAATAGCTTCTTGTGTCTTCTCTTCACTGCCACCCATAATAACCTTGAAAATCTCTTTCATGGCTATTCGACAGACTTGTGGTGTAGAAGATTTGATTGCTTCAATACCCATCATCTTGATCTTTGGCTCGGCATATTGTACACCTTCATTATTGTGTACATTCAGAATATATCGTTTCTTTGCTGTCCAAATACCACGATCTGCGATGGCTTCACGTTTCATTACCATTCGATCCGAATATGCATTAGTTCTCTTAGCATAGATGTCGAATGCTCGATTAAGTGCGGGCTCAATCACTCTGTTACCAAACTCATCCAAAAACTTGACAGGATCTTTTGGTTTGAATTTATCGATGATATCCTTGGCTGTAATATAGACAGAGTCAGTATCAATTGCGATAACACGATCTTTCAAATCTGATTCTTTGAGAAATTTCTGAATCTCTTCATTTACAGCCTTCTCTGCTGTACGAATAACAGTCTGTCCAGTTAGTGTAACACCCTCAGCAATCTGTGGATCATAGTAGCGAAAGTGTTGATTGGCTATAGCTCCGTATAAAGAATTCAACAGAATCTTTACCGACATCTGAAGTGTTTCATTTCTTGTCACTTCACGAATAAGAGATTGATTATCTTCATCTTTAGCCAACTGCTTCTTATATCCAATTGTCCTTTCTTTAATCTCGACACGCTTTGTATAGAGTTCTTCAACGATTTCTGGAATGATACCTTTGACATCTTTTCGATATACAGAACCATTACCAGCCATAGCAATTCCTTCGGGCGCTTTCTTATCTGTTCCTAATAGAACTTCTGGTACAACATTCTCCACGAATGAATAAGGAATTAATGTCTCGGGTGACATATTATTCTGAATAATGATATTCGGATATAGTGAGTTCAAGTCAAAAGACATCACCCACTCAGACATACCCTTGACAACATCTTTTACATATCCGCCAGCAATGCTGTCCGTACCAGATTTGATTATATATTCACTTGGTTTAAGTTGATTAAGACGTGGAACAGTCCTTTGTCTCATCAATCGACGATAGATAATTGAATCCCATATTGCAGTTGTACCAAGGGTATCTGTGTAATTAACACCACCGATATATGCTGTTGTAATAACCAGAGTAATCAAACCCATCTTTTCTTCGAATCTTTCAATTAGTTCAACGTCTTTGATATTATAATCAACAAACATTTGGTAATCTGCATCATATAGATTTCTAAGAGAACCAACCTCAGAATAGTCGAGTTTCTTTTCACCAAGGACAACACTGGCAATATGATTCAATGAGTATGATTCTTGATTGCCATATGTGTAAGCAAACTTCTTGAAGAGATCCATATAATCAAGTTGAGACACACCGGATAGAGTAACCACTCGCTGAGAATTACCCATAAACTTTACTTCACCAATTCGAATAGAACCCCATGGTGATAGTCGTTTAGTATTCTGTTCACCTAGTAGATGTGTCATTCTAGCGACCATATAAGGAATATCAAAGAATCTAATATTCCATCCTGTAATCACATCTGGTGTATTCTCTGGGTTGGCCCACCAGTCGATAAAATGCAATAGCATCTTTTCCTCGGAACCAAATTGCATGTAATCAATTTTTACATCAAGTTGTGATTGTGTCTCATCATATGGTTTTAAACCCCAGACACGATATGTATCATCCTTTGAACTCTTGTATGCGATTGTAAGAATCTCATTAACAGGATTATCACAATCTGGAAATCCATCACCGAAGGCTGTTTCAATATCAATGTTACCTATATCGACAAGGTCACGCTTGAAAGAAATCTCATTAGGGAATTGTGTCTGAATGAAAGCAGGCACATGTCGGGAGTTGCCATATATCTTAAATGTACTAACACCGTCATATGTTCTGGCAAATTCATTTGCATCTGACATAGAATTAAATGTCATTGGATCAATCGGGGCCCGATCAAGTCCCTTGTACTTTGGATTCTGATGCTTAGAATCTAGGTAGTACGTAGGTTTAAATTTAACCTTTTGTTTTACTCTGTTTCCTTCATCATTATATCCACGATATAGAAGGAAGTTGGATTGTTTTTCAATAGATGTGTAGAAGCCTGTTATCATAATATAGTAGTATTATATCACAGTGATGTGATATGTCAAATTAAAAGATCCTCTTTACTTCTGGCGAAAGAGGGAAAGACCAACAGGTTATTCTACCAAGAATTCTGGCTTTGAATTTATAGAGAAGCTCTTTGGTTTCTTCTCTTCTGGGATATTCTTTTCAAGATATACCGAGAGAATACCGTCTACAAGAGCTACCTCTTTCACTTCGATATATTCACCAAGTGTGAACTTCTTATCGAATTTACGTGTAGCAATACCTTTGTGGATATATTCTTTATCACCATTTAGATCAACATCTTTAGATGCGATAGTGAGAATATTCTGATCTTGTTCAACTGTAAGATCTTTCTCACCGAAACCT